GTTGGGTACTCAACGAGTTAAACTAAAAACTTGTGAGGAATAATGTTTAAATTTATATTTGGAATTATTGTAGGTTTTATGATATTTAAATTTGACTTAATAGATGAATGGTCAGATTTAATTAACGACTATGGTGTCAAAGAAGCCATCATAGAAAAACTACAAGAAGATATTGATATTGATAACTTAAATAATGGAGGTGAAATTGAATAATATCAAACTAATATCAAGTGCTGTTGCAATCGCAATCGGTTTATCTGCGTGTCAGACTAACAAAGAAAGCATCATGGGTAGACCAGAGGTTGTATACAAGTATAGTACAGTAAATCAACAGATAGAGAAAATACCAGAGTGGTATTTACAAATACCATCTGCTGATGATACTATCTATTCTAGTGGAAGTGCAAAAGCACCTGATTTACAACTTGCTGTGGATATCGCAATCATGAATGCAAAGACGACTCTTGCAGATAGAATCAATGGTAAGTTGGACAGTATGACTAAATCTTTCGTTGCAAAGATTGGTTCTGACGATTTGGATACAAGTGTTCTGACTGAAATCGAGAAAACATCTAAAAACGTAATTGCGTCAGTAGATGTTGCTGGATATGTGGTCGACAAAAGTGATATCACACAAGAGGGAACACAATACAGAGCCTATGTCTTACTTGCATATAATAGTGAGGAAGCAACAAAGATTATGATGAATAGAATGAAAAGAGATAGAATGATTTATTCTAGGATTAGGTCAACTGAGGCTTGGAAAGAACTCGAAAACGAGGTCAACAAGTCTAAAGATGAAGATGAAGCAAAGTCAATGGAAAATGTTGAGAGATTGATAGATGAGAACAGTCCTTCTATCTAGTCTTGTAATCATTTTTCTTGGTGGTTGTAACATAACTGGTGGTATGGGGCCAAGTGGTCTAGTCACCAACGGTTGTGGAAACCATTGCACATCTGAAGATTATTATCTGCCTGGACGTGGAGTTTGGGCAGATGATACTCCAATGAGTAAAGCAAAGATTGGTGCGTTTGGTGGAACGATACTTGGTGTGGTAATGACACATAGTTCTGGTGACCCTTTACTTATATCTGCAGCTGCTGTTGCTGGTATGTTTGTAGGTCACGAAGTCGGTGCAACATTTGATAAGATAGATGAAATGTATGCGACTATGTTACTTGCACAATCATTAACACTAAATGATAATATGCAATCAAGCACTTGGAAAAACCCTAAAAAAGATGTTGTGGTAAATGCTATGCCCATATCAACTGAAGGGGAATGTAGGGAGTTCGTCACGTCTGTACAAGTAGGAAAGAAACTAGAACAGATGAGAGGAACTGCGTGTTTAATTAATAACGAATGGGAACTAAAGGAGATTTATTAGTGAAAAGAGGTTTTAGAAAAAACTATAGACAAGAACCTATGGAGGCTATGAAAGTAGCAGTCCATAATAATGATATAACAAAAGCATTACGAACACTGAAGAAAAAGTTACAAAACGAGGGTGTATTTAATGAACTACGAGAAAGAACTGGGTTCAAATCGAGAGGTGAAAAAAGACGATTAGAGAAGGCTGCTGGTCGTAGAAGGTACTTAAGAAATCAACAAAAATTAAAAGAGTCAAGAGGTTATTAATGAAAGAAAAAGAATATATCAGAACGAAACACGAAACAATGACGACCACTAAAACTCCACTACATACTATAGACTGGTATATTAAATGGGTTGCAAGTATTACATTGTTATTTGGTATGATACTAACTGCTAATAACATTTATCCATTTAATATATTTGTACATATGATAGGATTAATCGGTTGGTTAGTTGTATCATTGATGTGGAATGATAGAGCATTAATTGTAATAAATGCAGTTGGTATTGCAATAATGGCTAATGGATTAGTTGGTTATTTTGTAGAGAGTGGAATATGGCAGTAAGAAAAAAAAGACAGATGACTCCAGAACAGCGAGAAGCAGCTGCAGAAAGGTTGCGTCTTGCAAGGGAGAAGAAAGGGCCTGCACAATATAAGAATGTTGCAAAGTCTGTTCTTGATTTACCAGATGACCATTACTTATCTTACAAGAGTGTAAAGAAATGGATAAAGACACAACAAGAGATTGCAAGGTCAGAACGTAGGAATATGATTAAGGGTATCAAAGGTGCAGCTGCAAAGATGTATGCAGCTCAAGGTTATGTAAATCAAATGAACCACTATATTCAACATGGTGATTGGTGTTGTGATTTTTATGGTGAGTACGAAGAAAAGAGGATTATATGGAAGACGATAGCTCCACACGAGGAGTGGTAATCAAAGGGCCTTGGAAAAAGGTTGTTGAACAAAAGATTGATAAAGAGATTGATGTAAGAGAAGATTTAAAAATGATTGCAGAAATGCATAAAGTTCTCTTGCATCAATTAATTTTTACACTGAAAGAAACTGGATATGATATTGAAAGTGATGAGTTTGTAAAAGAGAGTGGTTTTATGGGTGAGGTCATTAGAGCAACACTAATGCGTGAAATGGGTTATTCTAATCCTATGAGTAACTTCATAAATCAGATTGTAGGTATTGATGAAAAAGATGGTGAAAGATATGCAAATTTTAATAGCGACAATCTAATTAAATTATTGGATAAAAAAGATGATAAAAAAGATTAAACAGTTATACGATTGGATAAGAGAAGATAACAGACCAGATTGGGAAAAGGCTTCTGATGATTTTATGAACAAATTTTTGAAGTTTTGTATGTTATGTATTTTTTTATTTGGGGTGTATAAGTTTGTTATAGAACCTATATTTGGATAAAGATGACAAAAAAAAGTAATATAATACCATTTCCTAAAACTAATATAAGAGAAGTAAAAATAAAAGATATTGCTGAAGAATTAGAAACACAGATGATAAAAATAAAAGAACAAAGAGAATTGATAGAAAACCAAAGAGAACAAATTATGAAGAGTATTTTAGATGACAAAGAATAACATAACATGGTGGGAAAAGTTTAGTCCCACAATTATGGAAGCTGAAGTACCACAGAAGTTTATTAATATTATAAACAACACTGGTGATGAGGTTTTAAAAGATGATGGCCTATCAAAGAAGTTTGATTTCTCTGATAATTTAGTTGGTAAGGTTCACAAAGAAGTTTCTATACCAGTTCCAGAGAGTGATAAAGGATATTGTTTATCTATATTAAGACAGGCCTGTGTAAGATATCTAAGACAGATGGTTGAACTAGGTCGTGCATATGATTGGAAGAAAAAGGCTGGTGGTAGAGAACCATCTGAAGAAAATATTATGTTGTCACAAAGTTGGATAGTATCACAATACAAACACGAATACAATCCAGTTCATACACATAGTGGAAACTTCTCTGGTGTGATATATCTAAAACTACCAGATGATATGGAAAACCATTTCAATGAAGAAACAAAAGACCACTATCCAGCAAGTGGATTGATTGAGTTCTCACATGGTGAGAAACAAGATTTTAAAAGTGACACATTGATGTTTAAACCAAGAGTAGGACAGATGTTAGTATTTCCTAATTGGTTGAAACATTCTGTTTACCCATTTTATTGTGAAGGTGAAAGAAGGTCAATGAGTTTTAATGCGTATTGGAAAATATAATGATAATACTTGATATGAACCAAATAACTTTAGCAAATGTGATGATGAATTTTCATATGAATAAATCAGATGAGCTAGAGGAAGATATGGTAAGACACATGATACTTAATTCGATTCGTATGTATCGCACCATGTTTAAAGATGAGTATGGTGAGATAGTTCTTGCATATGATTCTAGACATTATTGGAGAAGAGATATCTTCCCACAATACAAACAGAATAGAAAAAAGGGTAGAGAAAATGACTCTAAAGATTGGGATATCATATTTGGATTACTCAACGCAATGAAATCAGAGTTCAAAGAGATACTACCATATAAGTTTCTTGAAGTATATGGTGCAGAGGCTGATGATATTATAGGTACATTATGTAAAGAGTATCAAGACCAGAAGACAATGATTATTTCTGGTGACAAAGATTTTATACAATTACAAAAATATGATAATGTAAAACAGTATAGTCCAATATTAAAGAAGATGGTGAATGGACATAATCCAGATACCTATATAAAGACACATATATTAAAAGGTGATTCATCTGATGGAGTACCTAATGTCTTGTCCCCAGACCATACATTTGTAGAAGGTCTAAGACAAAGACCATTAAGTAAAAAGAAAATTGAAGCTTGGATAAAAAGTGAAACTGGAATGAGTGACGAAGTGAAAAGAAACTATCAAAGAAATCATAAGTTGATTAATCTTGATAACACCCCAGAAGATTTGCAGAAGTCAATCCTAGACACATTCAATGAAGCTCCATGTGGAGATAGAAGTAAGATACTCACTTATTTTATAGAAAACAAATTAAAAGAACTAACAGATTCAATAGGAGATTTCTAATGGCTGGTTCAACACTACTATATTCAGAGATACTTGACAAGGTTCATAAAGCAAAGACCAAAGACCAGAAAGTATCACTGTTGAAACAAAACGATTCAGAAGGTTTACGAATGGTAATTAAATCCTCATTTGACCCAAAGATAGAATGGACAATACCAGATGGTGAAGTTCCATATAGAGCAAATGATGTACCAATGGGAACAGAACATACTGTTCTTGCAATGGAATGTAAAAAGTTATGGCACTTTATTAAGGGTGCAGATAAAGGAACACCTCAACATAAGAAAGAACAAATGTTTATTCAAATGTTAGAGGGGTTACACGACAGTGAAGCAAAGTTGTTAATTGCAGCTAAAGATAAAAGGATTCACCAAGTGTATAAAGGGTTATCTACTAATGTTGTTAAGGAAGCATTTGATTGGACTGACGACTACAAGAGAGATGACCAAAATGTATACCATCAAAACTCACGAAGTGCAAGTGGGCTTGCTGGTTAATTAAATATGCCGATGTAGCTCAGTTGGTAGAGCAGTTGATTTGTAATCATCAGGTCGCAAGTTCGAATCCTGCCATCGGCACCATATGGGGCCATAGCTCAGTTGGGAGAGCACCTGCTTTGCAAGCAGGGGGTCGTGGGTTCGATTCCCTCTGGCTCCACCATTATATTATAGGAAGGGATTATGAAATATATTATAACAATTTTTACACTACTATTAACATTTAACTTATCGTCTGGAGATATCATAGATTCAGCTGGTTACAGATTATACCACGATATGGATAACGAACATGACGGTGCAAAACTAAGACTGTATGTCGGTAAACAAACAATACATTTTGGAAAGTTCAAATTTGCATACGAAAGAAAAAGAACTGGTTCTGGTATAGAAGCTGGTACAATGTTCATAGACCAATCATTTAAATTCTAATGTGGATTAGACTATTATACATACCATTTTTACTTTGGTTTACATATGTAATTTGTATGACAGTCTGGAACACCTTTAGTCCAGGCACACCACTTAAATTTTATAATAATCATATAAAACCTATCTATAGTATTGACAAACCTAATACAAGTATGGTATATATAATAGATAACTTGTTGAAGTGGAACAAGAGTAGACAGGACTGGGGTGCGATACCCCACGCCTCCACCAATCTAGATAGTTCCGAATTAGGGGGCGAAATAGGTTCGACTGGTGCTGGAGTAAAATGGAGAGTTATGGGTTGACAGCCTTATAAGTCAAAAAAGTAAATGCAAACGATAATTTTGCATCTCAAGATTACGCACTAGCTGCTTAATCGGATAGGGTTACGGTGAGTTCCTAGTAACAGAATACTCACCAATTAAAACCGAAAGGGAGAAAAAGTATGTGGAAGACACCTACAATAAAAGAAGTTGCAGTTGGTTTAGAAATCAATTGTTACGCTTGTGCTGAAATATAAGGTACAATAATATTGTGGGGGTGCAATGCCCCCACTACATATAATGGAGTTACAATGATAGATTTACAGACACCAAAAGTTTTTTCACTAGAGATTGAAAAGATTGCAAAAGAAAAAGACATTACACACATGGACGCAGTATTACTATTCTGCAAAGATAATGGTGTAGAACCAGAGAAAGTATCAAGTCTTATTACCAAAGGTCTTAAAGAAAAGATTGAAGCTAATGCAAGAGAGTTGAACTTCCTACCAAGACAGGCTCAGTTACCGATATGAGATATGAATTAAAAGTAAAAGCTGGAGTATACAAAAGAGATACTCTGATAGGTCTAGTTTGGCATGTTATTACTCACCGATTAGGTCATTTAATCAAAGACGGAAAATACATGGACTGATGCAACCTGTTGATGTTTATATTATGTACTGTGCATTGAAAGCACACTTTGGAAAGGGTGATTATGATTATATTAAATATGGTGGTAAATCGTCTGCAACAAGAGATTCGTTCTGGAAGAGAACAGATAGAATATTCTTTGTTA